CACGACTAGCCAACGCACTCTCTAATTCACGGTCTGTAAGTCGATTGGTTTCAAAATCATAGTACTCATACACCCGATTGGCTGGAGTAGTGAACTTCCCATCCATCTCCTGCTCAAATAGTTTGGGACTCATTGTTGCCGCAATTTCAGACAACTCTGCTTCGCTGACATTACCCCCTTCGCGGGTGGTGTAAGAGTAAAACCACCACTGATTAGACGGCATGACGCGATCTGGTCTGGAATAGGGGAAGTTCCAAGCTCTTGCCGACAAATCGTAATAGTAGTTAAAACCACGAGGGGTTGATACCAACACCAAGCTACCTTCTTTGTCGGCAAGAGCTGGACGAAGCGATCGCTCCACAACTTCCTCTAAGTTCTTCATCAACCCAGCTTCATCGACGAAACAATAGTCGATACCTTCACCAACCAATCCATCGGGGTTATCTGCGCCAAATAGCTGAATAAAACTACCATTCTTCAGCTCAATCGATAGCTCAGTTTCATTTTTATGGAGAATATGCTCTTTAGGGATTGATATTTTCAATCTCCGCCACATCAGCCGTTTGGTTAATCGATAGGTTACGCTGACATACCAAATGGTTTGATTCGGCTTTGCTAAGGCTCTGAGGATGAGCTGTTGGACTATTGTGGATTTCCCCCCACGCCGCCCAGCTACTACGCAACAGAAGCGATATTTTTCCGTAGCTCTCCAAATTATCGATTGAGGTTTTGATAATGTGATTGCCATGCTAGTATGGTACTTACCTTAGATGAGACTCTAAGTTTAATAGTACAACAGCTTAGTTCGCAACATCACCACACCGATGAAAACAATTCAACCAAACGATCCACGTCTGGCAATTATCAAGTCAGACTCCCGCTACGATGTGGATTTAGACAAACTAGATTTGAATTACCAACCAACTACACCTATCCCTAGTTGGAAGCCCACAACCAGCGTTCCGCCTTATGAAAGCCTAACCAAATTGTATATCGATATTGAAACCAGGGGACTAGATCCCGAAACTGGAAGAATATATATGGTGGGATTAATGAATGAGAAGGATGAAATCACAATTATCACTAACGATTGCGAGAAGACACTTCTGATTGAAACGATGGTGTTCTTGACTACCAATCAACCGCAAGTTTTAGTGGGGCACAACCATGTCACATTTGATTTACCATTCCTAGCGCGGCGATGTCGGATTAATGGCTTATCACACCCATTCAAGCGGTATGACAAAATTTCCAAAATTACTTCGGCTAGTGTTAATGGTAAACCAATCGAATTTTTACCTATTTATTGGTCGGGTACACATATTATCGATACCTATCACCAAATTGCTATTTGGGATAAAGCAGCATCGAAACTTAGCAGTTATGGGCTAAAAGGGTCTGTCCTTGCGCTCAAGCTGCGCGAAGACCGAAGATTAGAACTCGATTACAAACAGATCGATAAATGCTGGGTAGATGGCAATCTAGAGCCAATGATTGAGTATCTAAAATACGATTTAGATGACACCAAGCTATTGGCTGACTTCCTGCTACCAATCGTCTACTATCAACTTAACTATGTACCTGGGATACCCTTTCAAGCTTTATCCACATCGTCGGCAATTAAGCATCAAAAGATTCACGAAAGCTTACTTGTAAAAGAGTATGCCAATCAATATAAAAAATTGCCTTTTGCAGATGAGCGAGTCAGCTATGAGGGCGGCAAGGTTGGATTGATTAAATCTGGATTATTTAGCAACGTTGCCAAAATCGATGTCGCCAGTCTCTACCCATCAATTATGCTGCGCTACTGTATCGCCAGCCGCAAAGATCCAGATAACTTGTTTCTAGGAGTTTTGCAGTATATGCGTGACGAACGATTAAGACTCAAGAAACTTGCTAAAGAGGGCGATCGAGGTTCTAGTTTCCAAGAACAATCTTTAAAAGTGTTGATCAATTGTCTTGCTGCTGGAACACTTATCAAAACCTCTAAAGGTTCTTTGCCCATCGAAAGTTTAGTTGATAAAGAAGTAAAAGTTGTCAATGGTAATGGTGAATGGTCGCCTGTCGTGTTCAAAGAATATGGATTGTCGTCGTTATACGAAATAACTTTGACTAGGTTTGGAAAAGAAACCAAAGTCAAAGCAACCCCCAACCATCGTTGGTTAGCAGCTCCATACTCACGACGAACATACGGAAGAAATAAGATACTCCGTGAAATAGTACCTTTTGATGAGATGGTAACTGAAGATTTGAAAGTTGGCATGATAGTACCTCATGTCAAGTCTCCCCGACCACCAGAGAATGATTCCTACAGCTATGGACTAATTCATGGGATGGTGTATGGCGATGGCACTTATCATAATTATAAAAATTACGACGATCGTTACTCGATTTCTTTGTATGGTCTGAAAAAGGAGCTAGAGCCATACTTCCATTTATCCGAAAAAATCAGACATATTTCCAGTATCGAAAGAATTGAAGATCATCGCAACGATGGAGCTTTTTGTCGAGTATCGTTTCAAAATCTAACAAATACAAATCTCAAAAAAATACCAAACTTTGACGAGATAGATCTTAGTTACGTGCTAGGGTTCATCAAAGGCATACTTGCAACGGATGGTAATGTTTGTAAACGTGATGCCCTTACTCTAATTAGTGGAAAATTAGAGTTATGCGAGTGGGTAAATAAATATGGAATTTTGGTTGGGTATGAGTTTAATACAATTGGTCTAGCAAGCAAAGCTGGTAGAGAATCTATATTCAAAACTCACACATCAATAGCTACCCACGATATTTACAACCTTAAATTTTGTTTGGAGTCTATGGTCGAAAAAGATTTTCTAAGGACTTTTCATCGAGAAAATTATAAAAATATAGTGAGCAGCCGATATTTTAAAATGGGAATGCAGTGGAGAATAGCAGCGATCAAGAAGCTAGACACTACCGAAAAAGTATATTGTTGTGAAGAACCCATAACATCTTATTTCACGCTAGATAGAGGTATTCTGACGGGAAATTCTGCCTACGGCTACCTTGGCACTGGAGGATATAGCTTCAATGACTACGAAGCAGCTTGCCTAATCCCCGCTTATGGTCGCAAGATACTGAACTTGATGATGTCAGTAATCGAACGTTGTGGTGGCGAGATTCTAGAGATCGATACCGATGGAGTTTTCTTCACTAGTACCGATGCAGAGCGAGTTGCCAAGGCTGTATCGATTGCTCTACCTCAAGGAATTGAGATCGATCTGGAGTTCCAAGACTGTCACATTTACCTACCAGTAGCTAAGAATTATATTTTGGTAGATAAGAAAGGTGAAGTTACTGTCAAGGGTTCCAAATTTCGGGGGCGGAATAATTGCCCCCTTCAAAACGAATTTCAGATTGAGTTTATCCGATTACACTTTATTGAGGGCAAGGATGTAGCGGAAGATTACTACCTTAAAATCCGAAATGACCTTCGCCATACTCAATACCCCATTGACAAGTTAACCATCACTCGCAAAATCGGCAAAGCTGAAGTTGGTTTGGTGGAACGCAAAATTGGTAATAGGGGCGATGTGGTTAGTTATTGGTATGCTGACAAAAATGGCGCGCCTGCAGAAACTAAAACAAACTCAAATTATTCCATCTCTTACTATGTAGATATGCTTGACAAACTCAAACAGTCGATTATTACCAACCCAATATTTTTTGCTCTACCCTTATTTGATCGATTGAACGTTTGAAAGTGGTAATATATAGGGTATAATACCGACCCCGTACGCTCCCTTGATAATAATTAGATTGTTCGGACACCTAAAAAAGTTTGGTAATTTCAAACTTGATGTCCGTAATGCCGCAGAAGCGTTACGGGCAATTGATACGTTGATTGGTGGCGATAGATTCAGACAAGAAATTGATACAGATTACCCCTACGAAATTATTGTTGATGGGGGTAGAAAGATTGGTGGTGATAATCCCGCCGACCTCGCTCTGTTGAAAATCGAAAAGACGCTTGATATCTGCCCAGTCGTGGGTGGCGCAGGAGCAGTCGGTAGGATTATTTTAGGCGTAGTTTTAGTTGGCATCTCTTTCTTCATGCCAGCAGCCCTACTGGGGTTATCTTCGACCACAGTAGGGTTATTTGGTGCGTCATTAATCATTGGAGGGATTATGAATTTACTCTCACCCCAACAAACCCAAACATATAATGGCAATAACTTTGATGCTGCCAGTGTGAATAGAGGGATTCAGGGGCAACCAGTACCGATGTTATTTGGCGAACGATACATTCAGCCAGTACCAATTAGTGTTTGGGTGACAAACAATAATGTAGACGTTCATTACAACCCACTTCCGCAATAATTAATAAAGGACTTAAAATGGCGTTAGATAAAGATATGATTGAAAGAGAAGATCTTGAAATAAAACAAAACTTTGAAAAGAGACTATGTATGTTAGAAGCTTACGCGATCCAGAATAGAGAAAATATCTCGATGATGTCTGCAAGTATTTTTAGAATGACGGGTGAAATACAACCTTTATTTGGAACTATCAGAGAAGCTGAAGTTGATCGCAAAGTCGATCGCGAGAAGTTAACAGCACTAGCTACGGAATTTAGTGCGCTCAAATATGAACTACACGAATCAGCCGCCGAAGCTAAGGAAGATCGCAAGTCACAGCGTGATTCTTTGCGATCTTTAAGAAATGGGATGTTCGTTGGAATTGTGGTTGCATTTATGGGTTTTATGGGTACTCAAATTTTCCCCTTCTTAAATTTTTTAATGATTAAACAGTATCAACCTGCTGAAATAAAAAAAGAAAATCAAGTATCCACTATTAAATCAAAATCTACAATTATTAATAAGAAAAATAAAAATGGGATAGAGCAGCAGGTTGATACTGTTTCTAAAGAGAAAAAAGAATAATGTTTATTAAAAAATTGATGCTTTCCAAGAATGGTAGCGCGATTATTAATGCTAGAATTGATGATGGTTGCATTAATGCGGGACTAATCGTTATAGTCCCTCTTTCTCCCGCAGAGTTAATGTTTGATGATAAATATCGAGTAGATCTACCAGAAGAATTAGCCAACCAGGGAACAACATCGAGTATGGTGGATTTAGATATAACATTTCAATTAATATAAAGCTTATTATGGCACTACCCCTAACTTTCCCATTCAGAGTTCGAGCTGAAATTACCGATGAAATGAGTCTGCCTGGGCTTGCAGTGATTTATGGTGATGGATATAAACAAAGGCGACGTAATGGGTTAGTAGTGCCTAAAATAGTTTGGAATATTGAGTGTATATTAAATAATAAAACAGACGAAATAACACTTGAGAATTTTATCAGACTTGTGGGTAATTATACATATTTTTTGTGGAAATCTCCCCGCGATCCTGAACCTTGTTTCTATTATTTAACTGGTAGAGTTGGTGGTAGCTATCGAATGGGGGGAGGAAATAAGAAAGACTTTTTTGTGAGGACGATGCAGTTTGAAGATGCTAATAAGTGTCCACTACCAACTCCATCCCCTACTCCAACACCTACGCCTACGCCTACGCCTGCGCCAACGCCTACACCTACACCTACTCCAACCCCTACTCCAACAACTAAACCCATCGCAACAATCACTGGAGCGACCGAAGCAGGTGGATTTACTATTTCAATTTCAACCGCTCAAACAGTAAGTACGATTGTCTACTTGAGAAGAATATATTTTGCGAGTTACACAACGTTTTTAACTGACGATCTAAGTGTAACTATTCCAGCAGGTTCATTATCTGTTAATTTGCCTTTTGGTAATAGAATAGCATACGGGGGAGAAGTTGCAAGTTTCGGAAGTATTCAAATCTTTATTATTACAAATGATACTTATAACTACACCATAATTAACGGTGGTGCTACTGCTCTAGCTAGAATTTGGTATCCCGCAGGTGCGCCAAGAAATGATTTATAAAATAATCTATATAGCATTGCTGCTATTTGTTAATAATAAACAACTAACTTCAAATAATAATGATACTCACTTTCCCCTTTAGAGTTCGCGCTAATATTCCTGATGAGATGAGTTTACCATCGATTGTTTTGACGATGGGGGATGGCTATAAATATCGCTATCCAGATGGATTAAATCTACCTAAAACAATTTGGAATATAGAATGTCCACTCGATAATCCTAGTTCTGAATCGTCTCTCCAAGCGTTCCTTAAAGAAGTAGGTAATGATAAACCCTTTCTATGGCAATCTCCCCGCGACTGCCAACCCCGCCTTTATTTTATCATGGGGAAAATTGGGGGTCGCTATAGAATGGGTGGTGGGAGTAAGAAAGACTTTTTTGTTAGGACAATGCAGTTTGAAGATGCTAATATTGACTTTGGTGTGGGTTGTGGTATCCAACAAATATTTGCTACAACTTATTTATCTCCAGCTCCTGTTATTCTACCCAAAGCTTTAACTCAACTAATATCTGTTTCTAGCACCTTACTAACCGCAACAACTTATTTAAAAACATGAGTCAAAATTTTAAACAGATTGTTGCAAGCACAATCAATTTTACAGTAAATCCCTTGATTATTACGGCAGATAAGCCATCTGGAGTTAATATCATCGCAACAGGTAATGGAAGATCGATTGGGTCTAGTGGAACGAGATTATGGGACACCAATATTTTACCCGCAACATCTACTACATCGATAACTCCTGGTCAAATAATTACCCTACCTTTTTCAAATGCTAATTTACCAAATTTTTACTTCGACGCGATTGTTGAAGTATTTATTAACGGCACTTCGATACCAATCGCTGTATCTAACTCTCCCGATAATATTGGCGAAGTATCGATAAACACAACGCTTAAAAAGTTGTTTTGGATGGATCTGTTTTGTTTTAGGAATGGTAGTTTCACTGATTTGGGGTATCCAGGCAACCCCAATGCCAATAACAATTATATGTTTGGAGGCGACAGTGGTACTTTTTGGAATCAAAGGTCTTCTAGTTTTAACTTAGTGTTTGCTGAAATACCTACAGCCGCAACAACTATCAACTATACTTTGGATACGTTTGCTTATGCTGCTGGTCAAATTGCAACATCTGGTGGTCAGTTAACAATAAACACAACAAATAAAAGACAATCTTTTCCAATTGATTTAATAGATGCTAATCCGATAAGTCCAAGTAATAATCCTAGTGCGTCAGGATTTTCGCGAATTAAACTTACGCCAACAGATTCGAGCTATCAATCTATTCTTCCCTACTATCATTTTGGCTTTAATGCTGGTGCCTAACTATTATGGAAATTAAATCAATTAACAAAGCGGTTGAAACCGTAGTCCAAGGGGCTGGTGGTGGTTCACCAACGAGCGTAGACGCAAATATGCGCTCGGTATCGACAATTAACTTTCAATTTTTGTTGAGTGCGGGTCAAATTGCGGGTTTCCCTCAAGGACAGAACATTCTCAAATACATTTATTTCAATAACACCCCTGTCATGAACCCTGACGGGACTGTCAACTTTCTAGGTGTGACAGCAGACTGGCGTGATGGCACTCAGATGCAGTCAATTATGCCAAGTACGATGCCAGGGGCAGAATCACCCGTTAGTGTCAACCAGCAGGTGTTAAAAAGCTATGGAGCTGTAGTTAGGTCGGTTATTAACACGCTTGCTACATCAATTCGGGTAACTTTATACTGTCCCGCTCTTCAAAAATCTGATAAAGACGGAATTATCTCTTTTAGTAAAGTTGAATTTAAGATTTATCTTAGTAGTAACGGCGGCACGTTCGTACTTAAAGTTACCGACAAATTTGAAGGGAGGACTGCTGGGGGTTACGCTAGGGATTATACAATCGATGTTAATAATCTAGCTCCGCCATATCAAATCAAAGTCGAGCGAGTCAGTGATGATATCCCGCCCACAAATACGCTTGAGCAAAACAGTTTGTATTGGCAAACGTACACAACTATTCTGCAACGATTATTTACTTATCCCAATAGTGCGCTGCTGTTCGTCTCAATCGACACTTTGTATTTTAATGCTCAACCAACCGTCAGCCTTCTGTTGATGGGGATGATTTGCCCCATCCCTACCAATTACGATCCGATCGCTAAAACCTATGGGGGTAATTGGGACGGAACATTTACGAGAGCTTACACTACCAACCCCGCTTGGTGTGTACTCAAGTTGATTACAGACGAACTCAATGGGTTAGGTCGGTATATTAAGATCGATCGTGTTGATAAATGGTCATTATATGCGATGGCTAAATATTGCGACGAGTTAGTCAGTAACGGCTACAGTGGTTCTGAGCCTCGATATGCTTATAACTACTATATGAATACTCGGCAAGATGCTTTGCAACAGGTACAGACCATTTTGAGCCAGATTAGAGGTATTGTTTACTATGCGGGAGGATTAATCTTTTTTGCAATCGATCGTCCTGGTCAAGTCCCCGTCGCTTTATTTAACGATACCGACACGATTTGTGAATACGATGCGGATGGTCATTTGAGTCAACCCCCATTTACATACGATTATGTTTCGCTCAAACAAAAACACGCAATTGCGCGTGTGAATTGGTACGACCAAAATCAGTTTGGTAAAAAGAAGATTGAATATGTCGATTTAATCGAAATTGGATATGGTAATGACTTCGATCGTTATGGTCAGGAATCAATCGAAATCGATCTAGCTGGATGTACCTCGCAAGCCGAAGCTCGAAGACAAGGAAGATATTTGCTTGCGACGGGGCGATTGGAAGGCAAGACTGTTTTGTTTGCTACCAACGAACATGGTCGGTATATCAAACCATCGGATTTGATTCAAGTGTTTGATGCTCATGAGCAAGGAGCAAGATATGGTGGACAAGTGGTTAGCGGAACAGTTAATGGAGTAGTTCTAGATTCAGAGGTAACAATTGCGGGCGGAAATGCAGATACATTCATCGTGATGGTAAACAATGTAGAATTATCTACTCAAATATCTAATGTTGCTGGGGTTTACACCGAATTAACATTTCTCGTGCCATTGACATCTGCGCCCCAAGAAGGGTCAATTTGGGGTGTTATTGGAGTGGGACAACCAGAGATATACCGAGTTATCAGCGTTGGCAATCCTTCACCAAACAAATATACTATCGCTGCAATTATTAGTAACCCCATCAAATATGCTCTTTCTGATGGTCAGGATAGCCTAACTCCCGCAACAGCTCAAACTCCCCCTTTACCACCATCTAATTTAATTATTCAAGTTGTGCCTGGGGGGTACTTAATAAGTTGGTTAGCGAGTACGACTAGTAATGTAGTTGGTTATTACCTTGAATATCAAGTTCAAGGGACTAGTTCGTATATTCCTATTACTATTCCACCTGGGGCGACTACGGGGTCGATTAGTTTACCCAATGGAGTTTATATCTTTCAAGTTCGGGCTATCAATATTTACAATCAATATTCAACACCAATAGTCTCTACTCCAATTTATGCCACCAGTGGATTAATAGCAAATAATAGCTTTACTGGCACAGCATTACTCGATAAAGAAGTAAATGTACCGTCTAGTGGTGGTACATTATATCTTCAAACAATTTGTGTTTCCCCATCGGGAGGTTATGCTAGCTTACCTAATTTAACGTCTCCCTATGTCGATCGCCGCAAGATTGTTAGCACGCAGGGCGCAACCAAAGAGCTATCGGTATTGCCAGATTTTAGAGGTGAGAGTACTGCATTATTTAGTCGAATTAGTCCTTTACGATTAGAATATACTCCCAGCTATTTGATTGTGGCTGGAGTAGATGGAGGCAGCATTACCTTTACATTTAGTAATGGGGCACCAAATTTAGTGGTGACAAAAGGTTTGTATAATCTAACCGATGCTCAAAAGCAAAGTTTGACTTACATTAGCACTATTACAATTGGTGTTGGTTCAACCGCAACATTCTGGCAATACCCCCCTGGGATGAATCCAGTATTGGGGACTGCATGGAGCATTAGCAATCAACCACTCGAGCAAATTGGTTCTATAACTATAAACTCTGGAGCAAGTATGCTCACAATTTAATTATGTCAATTGAAATTTTTGATGTCGATTTGACTATATTTGGTGGTGATGTTTATCGTTTCCATGGGTATGAAGGGGGCAACTACATCAACCAAGTAGGCAATGTGGTTGGGTTGCCAATCAAATATAGGGGTAACGACTACATTGCCGCTTCTCTGACCACAGAGGGCTTTGAAATTAGTAGTAAGGGTCTACCGACACCTCAGCTCACTATAGGCAATGTCATGGGGCAGATTGGAGCGTTAGTTAAATTGTACGATGGGTTGCAAGGAGGGAGAGTGGTGAGGACTTTGCTCGCTCAACATCCCATCGACTACCAATTTACGTCTGCTGATGTCATTAGCTTGGAAGATATATACTCAATCGATCGCCCTACTAACCACACTAGGAAGTCGATTACTTTTGATTTAAAGTCAATCTTTGACTTGAATGGATCGAAGCTACCCCACAGAGCAATTTTCCAGAACAGTTGCCAATGGATCTATAAGAGTCCCCAGTGCGGCTATATTGGTTCTCTGCCCGCTTGCACTAAAACTGTTGCTGCTTGTGTGGCTCATTTTGGGGAGGGGGATTTATTACCGTTTGGTGGATTTCCTGCTGTTGATGCTGTGCAGTAATATTAATTACACAGAGAATATTAAGAAGGGTTGGTTGGTTTATTTTGACTCAATTACTAGTACACGCTACTTGCAAATACCAATAAGCAAGTAGCGTGTACTAATATTTGTACTAGTTTCATATTGGTACATTTGTTCTAAGCGAAATTGTGTTGTGAGTATAGTGAGGGATAAGGCTCTGCACCGCCTCGCGGCTCGGCTCACATCTCGATCGGGTCCGAGCCACCAGACGGGCAGACCAACCGACCCACTAGTACAAGCGATCTCAGCCACATGGCTTAACTTTGGATAAAGTCCCCTACTTTTGATAGAAGTAAGTTATAATAATAAGGTGAAGAGAAAAAGGAACAGGCGACGACCTACGGCTAACTTCTCCAACACTACACCGATCGACAGTGGAACGGCTCGTGAGCTATGGCACTATCGATCGCCTCAAAGCATACCACTAACTACCAACATAATACAATGAGAAACTCATTTCTAAATACTCTACTTTGGTCTAGTTCAGACGATAACGGGGAACCACTCGATCGTGAGTATTCGATATCAAAGATCGATAATACTGAGGTAATCGATCGCGTTATCTGTCAGTTCGTCTCAATGGTAGAGGAAGATCCCGTACTTATCAGCTTAGACAACATCGAGCAAGTAACGGGCAACGATCGCGATAAGATCGCTCATGACCTATGCTTAACTATCAATGGTCATGGTGCAGGCTTTTGGGATGGAGATTATAGCAGCGACGGGATCGGATCTAGCATCGTCGGCGATCGACTCACTGCGATCGCTCGATCATTCACAGAGATCGGATTGTACGAAAGCAACAATGACAGACTAACGATCGAGCGATCGCAGTGAGTCGATCGCTGGGGGTTACTAACAGCAACTTCAATACTTACCAATACTTACCACTACATTAATACAATGAAAGCAGCAAAAGTTACTACTACTATCACCACAATCAAAGTTACAACCACTGTTAAAATCAAGCGTACCAAAAGCGCTAAAGATCCTGGTTTTGGTAACGGTTTCGTAATATATGAAGGCTCTTCTATGTTTGATGGCAAGCCGATCGTTGTGATAGTTACGGGATCGCGTAACCCATCATCTAATATCAAGACCGGAGCCATGCTTCAGACTTGGGTTATGCGTAGCGATATGAACCCTATTGAAGCTTTGCGGAATGGAAGTGATATATCAGCTTGTTATAACTGCCCCTATCGTCCCAAAGGGGAAAATGGTACAGAGCGAGCATGCTATGTCAATCCGATCGGTCTGAATGCAGTATATAAACAGTATGCGAGCGGTGCGTATGGTACAGTGCCAAACTATTCACTAGGTCTATCCGCTCGCATCGGTAGCTATGGCGATCCTGCCGCTGTACCGATCGCGGTATGGAAAGAGTTAATGACTAATGTACCATTCGTTACGGGATATACCCGTCAATGGAAAAATCCCAAGTTTCAAGAGTTTAAGAAATTCTGTCAAGCGTCCTGCCACAATGAAGTCGAATATCAGCAAGCGATAGCGCTAGGTTGGAACGCGTTTGTAGTCCGTGTTAAAGGATCTCCTGTACCTATGGGAGCCATCCAGTGCCCTGCTGTTGCCAATCCCTATATTACCACTTGCGCTACTTGCAAAATGTGTAATGGGAACACAACGTCTATCTCGGTAGAAGCTCACGGTAACGGTAAAAAGTACATCTAGATATTTCACGAGCTACCCCACTACGCTAGGGGTAGCGTATCCCCTCTTATTGCTTACCACCACACAACACAAAAATACAATGCAAGCCACAATCTACATTAACCGCCACATTATCGCTTCCAATAAAAAGGCAACAAAGGAGACGGGGATCATCGTAGATTTACCCGCAATCGCTATCAAGACGTATATGGGGACTGTGTACGCCAAAACCATCAGATTTACTGAGGGATGCAATATGGTACAGGATGCAGCTAATGCTCGATGTAGTGGTGCTACTATATGGTGTACTGCAAAATTCGAGACTCTTATTATTGATGGCGTTATGGCAGATCGAGACTGTTTGAGAACCGAGTAGATTCACGAGCTACCCCTACGCTAGGGGTAGCGTATACCATCCCATCCCACTAGATAAATTAGTCTAGGCGATCGCGATCGCTCCAAATCCTTACCCACATCTAATTATAAGGGTGTGGGTATTTATTGTCTCTGTATCTGTACTAATAGACTAGTACACACTACTTGCATATATACTATATATGCAAGTAGTGTGTACTAGTTCTGTACTAGTGGTCGATATCTTGGGGGTTATTTTGGGTGGACTGGCGAGCTACCCGCTAAATCGATATCGATCGTAATAAAAACTTGACAAAATATATACAAGGTGGCTAAACACAATCAAAACACCCACTAAACCCTACCGCTCACCCAATCCAAGCCGATCGCTCATACCGCCACAATCTCAACTCCCACAGAATACCCTCTACAACGCTCGAAAATATAGGAGATAACACAATGCACACAAACCATATTAGACAGGGCTTACAGCTCATTCTACATCTAGATAAGATGATATGAGAGCTATCGATCTATCTGTGATGTTGTATCGATCGATTAGTACTTGCAACTAGTCAACAATCCATCTAGTTTGTGACTACTACGCTACCCATAGCGTACTAATTCAATTTACCCCTACTCGACACGCTACCCCTAGTGTGTCGAGTAGTAGAGAACTATCATTAAATCATCTACTCAACATCCACCACTACATAACCAGCACACATTTAATACACAACCAACACACATAAACATACAATTAATTACAATTAATTAGAATTATGCCAGTAAAAAAGACCGCGGCAGGATATCCCGTATCTAAAAAGAAAATTAATTCGGGGAATCGACAATCCACAAGGGGTTATATTCCTCCTTCAGAGAAAGAAATATTAGTCGGTCGAATTGTCGAATTAAGAGTTCAGGGAGAATCAGTTCTAGCGATCGCCAAAGAATTAAATTTAGCTTGGCGAACAGTTGACAAATACTACAAAGAGGCGATAGAAGCGACAATTCGACCAGACGCGCAATTAATCCTATCCGAACGAATACTCCAAACATCCAAAATTCTCGATCGGACGCTCAAAATGTTTCACATGGGTGACATTGGAGTACGCGACGTACAAGCCGCAATACAATTGTGCGACGAATATAACGGACTTACAAGATACCTCGATTCACTACAAGAGAAAGACAAGCAGCCTCTATTAGAAATCCTAGTGATGAATGTAGATGGGGAAGTTGAGCTACCACCTAGCTCTGGCTCTAATCTAGCCCTGGCTGGAGCTACTACTGAGAGTATGAATGAGGGCGAAGTAATCGACATTTAAAACTAGTACAAATATTAGTACACGCTACTTGCAAATACCAATAAGCAAGTAGTGTTGTCATACTTTAAGACACTGGAAGTATACTTAATTAAAGACTTTTGAGAAATGTGTTGACAAATTAAATAAATGTAAGTTAGTATTTAGATATCGGTTAGTTCAATCACATCAACAAAAAAGAAATGGAACACGATTCGAGACTTAACGCTTGGTATACATCACTCCGCATAACTCCAAACACTCTGCCCCTGTCTCTCCCTCTCACCACACCTAACAACAGTTTAAATACAATGAGTTACATCGCTCAAGATCTAAAGGACAAAGCTAATGCTTACAGAGGCTTCAACATCTGGCAAGATCTTCTAATGACTACTGAGATGGATAGCGACAATTCGACCGATTACAGAGCTACCTATAGCGACGGCAGTACGTTGGTGCTGCAAGCTGGTGTCTGGGAATTTGAAATGTTGTTTGATGGTGATGGCGATAATCTCGAAGACAATCAATTCGATGCAGATTACGATATTTATTTGGGCAAAACTAACCCAGCACCACAGCTAGTTTAAGCCTCAACACTACTTGCAGTATAGTATCTGCAAGTAGTGTGTACTAATCCTACCAACACATCACACATCTAAACACATGAACACTACAATCTACACCATCAAAACTTGTCTAAATTCTAGCTATGGGCATGGAGACGCAACTCAAGAGGAGATCGACATCTTCGATACCAATATCCACAATGTTCTCAAATC